GACGATCTGCTGGGCTATGCGTGCGTAGGCTAGTTGCGTCAGGGAACCATAGCTCCGGATCTATACCTGGCTCCGCGCATGCGGGGCTTGCTCCTGGCTTAATACTCATTATCTTCCTTCTTTTCTAACATGTAGACAAGTGAAAGGGCCGTTAGCCCACCAAATACACACATACCTAGAACTACTAATGCCAAATGTATAGTACTCACTCTCTGTCATCCATCTCAATATCTGAGACAACAGCAAGGCGCAAAGTACGTCCCCCGCCTAGGTCCTTATCTTGATTTACGTCTTTCAGGGCTTGCTCGTATCCGGCTTGCCATGCGATCTGAATTGCCTCATGTAGGGCGTCTATTGCCTTATGCCCTAGTGTTTCGGTTACTGTTTGGGTCATTATCTGCCGTCCTGTTTAATAGCTCCGCCGATGCGGGGCTTGCTTGGTAAATAATAAACACCGGCGCCGTCTAAGTCAATAGACAACACCGGTGCGTGTCGGTTATTAGTTATCGTATATCCATGAATAATCTATCCCGTTAGTAAGTCGGTCTATCTCCCTATTGGCGGCTATAAACCGGGCAAGGTTCTCCACTGCTTCATCCTGCTTATCCGGATCCTTGACCTGTTCATAGAATACCTTCTCGCATAGCTTAGCCTTGGCCTTCCAATAAGCGAGACGATTCTCGCTCATACTGTCCACCCTTCACTAAGTAACCCGTCTAGTAAGTCTCCGACATTGGCTAAGCACTTTACACCGGCGTCACTTTCCCCGTATTTAAGGGTAAGCGTGTCGTATAGTTCACCTATGCCGTCACTCATGTCTCTAATTTCTTTAGTTGTATATCCCAATAAGCTCATGCCTTAACCTCTATTTTCTCGGTCTGTATTCTTTCATAGAATTGTGAGAGAGTTTCCTTCACATAATTAGGGCATGACTTTTTATGCTGATCGTAGACATATTGGTCGCACGTAAAGCAGTTATTGTTATCGTCATAAATCTGATTCATTATGCGTTTATCTCCTCTTTTGTAAGTTGCCGGACAACCCATGAAAGCGCCTTATCCCAGCCTTCTAATAGGCCTAATTGGGTAGAGTCGTCAGCTCTTTCATATTCTTCGCTTATTTTTGCCTTCTCGGCATAGATTAGATTCATTAGTTCTTCTTTATTCATTATTTCGCCACCTTAATAGATCCGGTTAGTAGGCCATTGACATGGCTTAGTGTCTCTATAGCTCCCTGGATATAGTCCGGCGTGTGACCGGACCAGCCGTTGTCCTGGATATCGCGCATAAACGCGACAATATAATCGTTAATCTGCTCGTTGGTCATGCCTTTACCGCCTTAGTGTATCCAATAGTAAAGTTAATAAGAACGAGAGCGTTGGCACGTGTACTCATCTCGGTTTCTTTAACGCCGTTTTTTAAGATGTCCCACTCGTTATTTAAGTTGGGTTGAATACCCCACTCGTTGCCCTTTCGGTCTGTTCCGATAATTTCAACGCTCATGCCAGCACCTTAAACTTCTCAGCTCCGGCGGTATCGCCTACTGATTCGCATAGATTAGCCGCGCATGGTGCGCATAGATATTGTGCCGCGTAGTATCCCGACACGTTGAACAGTGCTTTACGTTCGCATTTATCGCATTTATTCATGTTATTACCCTTCCATAGGTTGATCCGGTAGGTCTACCGGCCTATACGCTAGGGTAATTAGCCCTAGCGCATAAGTCAATGACCCGGTTATAGTGGCGGCGTGAAGCTGATCGTGTACCCGTGGCCATTCCACCATAGGCCGCAACTAATAAACACGATTAGCGCGGTTAGGCTTAGCCAAAAGATAACGCGCACGCCGGTGCGTATCCTGTAATAGGCGCGGCTTCTCATCGTGGCTCCCTCATCATAGACATGAGAGAGATAGGTCGGACATAATTAGCCGGCAGGTTAAATTCCCAATGGCCATTCGATATCATGCCGCAAACCTTGCGCCTAATAGCTTCGCAATAGGCTTTAGCGAATGAATAGCGCCAAGTATTACTCTCGCATGCTTGGTACTCATAACACGCGATAGCTCCCAGGATCGCCGGCAGTGGCACGTCATAGACGGGCCGCCATGTATCTTGTACTAGGTCATCATGGATAAGGCCGTTAGGGTCATCGTATCGTGCTTGTAGGCTTACCTTGTTAGCGTGCCATAGTTCGCGCACGATACTATCCTCATCCCCGCCGCGTATCTCCACGTAACGCTCGCCATAGGTACCGGTTACTAGGTTTAGGCCTTGCGTAGGCCCGGCTTGATCCGATTCTAGATATACGTATGTTGTATGTTGTGAATCGTATAGTGTCGCCACGCTTGCTAATAGGTCTAGCGTGTCACTGTTGACCATGAAGGCACTCATGCCGCCACCGGCTTAAATGCGGCGCGTAGTGCCGGCGTGCCTAGTGCTTGATTATCCTTCTGGTACTGCTTGACCAGGGCCTTAGCCTTAGCTTCCGTGGTTTCTACGCTCACCCATTCAATGCCGGCGTTATCGGTCATAATTAGGTGTACCTTAATTGACTTAGCCATATTCTTACCCTTCCATAGGTACCGGTACGTGTTACCGATAAGTGAAAGATACACGCGGGGAATCGTGCGTGTCAATAGGCAATTATGGTGAGTCGCATCACTATTTATCGCCGGTTATGTCTGCCCATGGGTAAGGGTTTAGGCGCCGGTTTAGTGCCGGTTATGGGTCAGATCTAGGCGGTTATGGGTCGGTTGTGAGCGGTTGTAGGTCGGGTTATGAGCGGTTATGAGCGGTTTCCATAGTCTCCCCTCACTCACCTAATAACACGCCTTAACGCCACCGATACGCCTTATACCCACCCTTAATCGCCTTAGTACGTACCGATAAGCCCGGATAATCGCCGGTAATCGTGCCGGTAATACGCCAGGATAGCCGGCAAGCTAGGCCCTAACACGATCCGGCGACCGGTTTCATGACACGTTCAACCCCGGGGTTTTTAACGTGGGCGGTGTGGTACTGGTACTATCCATTAACATATTTTTTCTAAATATAGGGCCGTGTGACGAAAATCTTTTTTACAAAGTAGGCGTAGAATACTGACTTTAGAGAGTGTGACGAACATCACACACCCATATGCGGGATAAAACGACTTTATCCCGCCTTAGTATATATAGGGATATAAATAATCTACACAGGTAACGTTCGGCTCACGGCAGGGTGAGCCTCAAGCGAACAATGCCGGTGAGACGAACTACGGTTTACCCAATGGCAGCCTCTACGGGCTGCCTTTAACCCATAGGGTTAGGCGCTGAAGGCGCCCCCTAAAGATAACCCAAGTGTTGCCCATAGGCAACGCTTCGCGGTAGGAGAAATAGGTTTATGAGTAAACCAAAGTCTAATTCATACAAATTAGCCCCAGAGGCTAGCCTTTCGGCTCCAGAGGCAAAGAAGCGCCTTGTCGCGCTGATTGCCGATGGAGTGACTGTTGAGGATGCTTGCCGCGCAGTCGGCAAGTCTATTAAATCTTATGAATACTATCGCTCCAGCGACCCTCAGTTTAAAGAGGCGATTGACCTTTCTAGGGTCATCCAAAAAAGAAAAGGCGTCGTGGCTGATGAAGACGCCGAAATCTCGTTTGAAGATTTTCGTGCCAAGTATTTAAACAGCAAGACCTTCCCCCATCAACGCAACATTACCTCGTTGCTAGAAGAAGGGGAGCCTGCTTGGCTCCACGGCAATATGACCTACGAAAAGGGATTCCCTAATTACGTCTTGGTAAATATGCCGCCCGAGCACGCCAAGAGCATGACAGTCTCCATTGATTATGTAACCTATCGGATTGTCACCAATCCTAACGTTCGTATCAAACTAGTTTCAAAGACTCAAGCAATGGCTAAAGAATTCCTCTATGCCATTAAGCAAAGACTCACATCACCCCAATGGGCAGAACTTCAAAGACGCTACGCGCCAGTGGAAGGCTTTAAAGCCACCGCTGAAAAGTGGACAGCCGACACGATCTACCTAGAACGTGAATCAGGTGAAAAAGATCCTACCGTCCAAGCCCTTGGTATTGGTGGACAGATTTACGGCGCACGTGCCGATCTTATTATTTTGGATGACTGCGTCACCCTTGCCAACGCTGGTGAGTATGAAAAGCAGATCCGTTGGATTCAACAGGAAGTACTGACTCGTGTCGGTCCTACTGGAAAGATCCTCGTTGTCGGTACTCGTGTAGATCCAATGGATCTTTACCGCGAGATGCGCAACCCTGAGCGTTACCCAGATAACGTCAGCCCTTGGACATACTTGGCTATGCCAGCAGTCCTAGAATTTAAAGATGATCCAAAAGACTGGATTACCCTCTGGCCTAAGTCAGATCGTCCTTGGGATACTGATACTACCCCAGCAGATAACGATGGACTTTACCCGCGCTGGAATGGACCGCATCTTCGTCGCCGTCGCGGCTTGATTGACCCAAAGACTTGGGCGATGGTTTATCAGCAGCAAGATGTTGAGTCTACTGCCATCTTCTCACCTGAGTGTGTACGCGGTTCTGTCAGCGGTATGCGTGCTATTGGTCCTCTGATTCCTGGTGCGCCAGGTCATCCTGATAATCTCAATAGCCAATACATAGTCGCTGCTATGGATCCAGCCATGTCCGGTGACACCTTCTCTGTCATTATCTCAGGAGATAGAACCACAGGCAAACGTTACTTGCTAGAGGCATCACGGATGCCAGCACCTACGCCTCAACAGATTCGTGACTTAATCTTCAGCTGGACTGAGAAATACAATCCAAAGGTCTGGGTTATTGAGAAGAATGCTTTCCAGCTATTCTTGACTCAAGACGAAAAGATTAACTCATTTTTAGCAACACGCGGCATTCGCCTTGTGCAGCATTACACAGGCGCCAACAAGATGGATCTTGAATTTGGCGTAGCCTCTATGGCACCACTATTCGGCTCGTGCGACAACCAGGGCAAATACATGAAGAATAACCTTCTGGAATTGCCACGAGCCGACAACGAACATATCAAAGCACTGATTGAGCAATTGATTACTTGGTCAGCAGGAACGAAGAATAAGCAAGATGGTCCAATGGCCCTCTGGTTTGCTGAGACACAGATGCGTGACTACATCAATCAGGCTGGTGCATATGGTGGATCGTTTGTAAAGAATCCATATGCTACTCGCCATCAGTTGGCTTCACGCAGAGTAGTAAACCTAGAAGAATACTCACAACTTCAAGAAAAGTTAGCAAGCAACGGGGGATACCTAAGTGGCAATAGAAATTGGTGAACTAAGCACCAAGGTTCGCAAGTTACGCGACCGTTACCATTCACGCGATTCGCGCTGGGCTGATCTTCTTTCCATTCGTCAAGGAGACATTCAGCAAGTATTTCCAGGACAATTCCCTGAAGAATTTCCTAAGCCTATGGTGGCTAACTTTATTGATATTGCTGCACGCGATGTAGCAGAAGTTATTGCTCCTCTTCCAGCATTTAACTGCGATACAACAGACGCTATCTCAGATCGTGCTAGAAAGAAAGCCGATAAGCGCACCATGATTGCCGCTGGCTATCGTGATAC